AGCCTCATCGATGATGATGACTTTGTGTTTAGAAGATCCCGTAAGTGAGACGGTCGAAGCGAAGTTCTTTGCCTGGTTTCGTACAGTATCCAGGAAACGTCCTTCGTCGGATCCATTGATGACATAATAATCTGCCCCCAGTTCGTTACATAATGCTTTTGCAATAGTGGTTTTACCAATACCAGGAGGTCCTGCAAGAAGGAGATTCGGAATCTCACCCTTTGCAACAAACTCCTTAAAAGTTTTTTTAGTATCATCGGGAAGAATACAATCATCAATTACTTGAGGACGGTACTTTTCCACAAAAAGAAATTCACTTGTCATTTCCACTCCATCATAATGTTCCAGTCACTTTTAATATGGGAATAGTTAAGATAGTCCCAAAAAATATTTTGATAATCTTCCAAACCCCATTCTCGGTCAGTACCATCAAATTTCATTAGGTCTTTCCACAATTGGAAACATATCCTAAAAAGTTTCATAATCAAATCCAATTAGGTTTTCTTTCGGGCATACGAAGATAATTATCAGCAACCCAAGGTTTGGATGCGATATATCGTTTGTATGCTTCAAATGTATCAATAGTGTTGTCAAACTTCCATTCCTCAGGCATAGCACGAGCAAATGGAGTCACCTCTGTAATCTTACCTTTGGGAAACAAATAGTATGCGTCCACAAGAGTTTTATAGCAGGAGTGAGTTTTATTATACCGCAGGCAGTATTCATCAGACAAGTTCAATCCCCACTTGATTAACCAGTAGGCATTATGGATACTCTCCATTGCCCACTTGGTGCAGGGATGGTTGCGGAATGCTCCTTTCTCGGTCTTGTAGGGGGTTCCATCCGTCTTAGGGAGAGTGCCATACCCGTGTCCCCACTTTCCTGATGCCACGATAGAGAGCATCTGACAGCACTCTAAGGGCATCTTGACAATGTGTTTGTCGGGAAGGCAAATAGCACTCTCAGCAGGCCAAGGAGAAGTAACGAAAATGTTCATCAACCAAATGTAGAATCAGGCTCCAGAGCAATATGATAAGTCACATTAAATCCAGTATTCTTGAATCGTGACAGAAGTTTACGTGAGATAACAACCTCATAAGATCCAGGAAGAATCTTGATGTTTTCTACCTTAAAGTTGAAAGAGAAAGTTTCGTCAGTTTCACCAACAACCACGGAGAAGTCATTAGAAGTATCGTTTTTCTTGTCACGGACAACCAGTTTCACCACACCTGATTCACCAACCACAGACAAGTCAGGAAGTTGATAAACAGCAGCAGCTTTAAGCAGTTTATCAAGTTCTTTGGTATCAAGAAGGAAACAAACATCTTCACTAGGCAGAACAATATCCTTTTCTGGAGGAGTAATGATTACATTAGGATCTGCAAAGAAGTATTTGGAACGAGACTTGCCTTCTTTGATTACGACATAACCATCATTCTGAAAATCAAGTTCTGCATTCTGATGCAGATTAAGACCGTTCAGGAATTGGTTTAGATCATAGATACCAAAGTTCTTAGGAAGTTCTTCTTCAATCGTTGCTTCCGCAAGAATGTTCTTCATCACAGAAATAGTGCGGAGGTTATTTCCTTCTTTGAACAGAATAGATTGATTAATAGAAGAAAAGTTCTTCAGAAGAGTCAGAGTTTTATCAGAGAGTTTCATAATAATCAGCGAAATTCGGAGAGACCGTTATCAGTGCGAGAATAGTGTCGATCAAAGTGAAGCAGAAGCATAGCGTAGTGAATCACTTTGAGGAGGTCTCGTTTGTTGTGACCATCCTTATCACCATAACGAGAACCATATTTCAGGATGTTTGCTTGACAGAAATCTGCTGCAAGACCTTTTGCTGCCATCAGATCAATAGTTTGAATATCAGAGTATTCATTCTCGTGACCGCAGTAATGACTGCCATAAGTACTCACCACATAATCTTCAATGTCTTTAAGGATGTTTTCCTCATTATATTTCCAGAAATGATTTTTTGTTTCAGACATAGTAATAGTAAAGGTCGAATCAATCATAAAAAAGAGGGAAGACACTTTTTTACCTTCCCCAATTATATCAGGATTGTGTTTCTTGGTCAACAGGCATTTGGAAATCAGCATCCACTTTATCATACAGTTCCAGGAAGGACTGTTTAGTTTCTTCATCAAATCGGTTGACGCACACTTGAATTGCCTTTGCCTTATCTTGGAAGATGCTGTAGGCACGGATGATGTGAACAAGACGGCGGGTGCTGATGATTTCCTCAATACCACCATCGTAGAAGGTCTTACGGATGATGTCTGCCCAGTCCACCAGACGCTTGCAGAAGTCACGGTCTTCCACGCCAAGATCCAGAGCAATGCCTTCCAGGATCTTCTGTTCAGTGCTGGGAGCTGGATAGGACTGCTCAAAGGTCACAGGGAAGCGTTCCAGGAATGCCTCATTCAACACGTTGGTGCCGATGAAACGACCATCATCACTACCTTTACCTTTAGTGTTGGCAGTGGCAATCACGTTGAAACCTGCGGCCGGTTTCACGAATCGACCAATCTTCTTCAGAAAGACACCTTTACCTTCAAGGATGGACTGAAGGCACAAGATTTTGTTAGAGGCAAGGTCAATCTCATCAAGCAGAAGAACTGCACCACGTTCAAGTGCCTCAACCACAGGACCATTGTGCCAAACAGTTTCGCCATTCACAAGTCGGAAACCACCAATCAGATCATCCTCATCAGTTTCGATGGTGATGTTGACACGAATCAGTTCACGTTTGAGTTGGGAACACGCTTGTTCAACCGAGAACGTTTTACCGTTACCCGAAAGACCCGTAATGAACGCAGGGTAGAAGATACGGGACTGAATAATTTTTTTAATATCACCAAAGTTACCAAACTTGACGAAGGTATCATCTTTTTCAGGAATGAGATTTTGTTCGATAGGAGGAACCACAGAGGGTGCTTGATATGTACGTTCGATTTCTTCTACCTTTTGTTGAGTTACTTCAAGATTCCATTTGCCACGACCGACTTTAAACTTGTCAAGTTTCTTAGTTACGGTCTGATAGTTAGCATCGTTCAGATTACACCAGGCACGAATATCAGCACCTGTGATGGTGTTCCCATACAGGTTCTGGAGTGAAGTGCGGATGTAGTCGGAGGAGAGTGCCATTCGTTTGTTTTGTTTCAACCTAGTCATTATAGACCAAAAAGGGGTCCTCCTGGGACCCCTGTGGTCAGTTTGCCAACTGGTTGCGCCACTTGTCCAAATATTCTTCTGTTGCAATTTTCACAGAATATCCTGGATAGTACTTATTCACTAAATTTGGAAGTCCCATCGCAGTGATACTGCTATCACATTTTATCCAAACTTCTTTAGTGTCATATTTTAATATGTGATCAAATGGAAATTTAGTTTTCATGCAACCAGAGAAATAAATTCACCAAGAACTTTTTTATTTAGTTTCTTAGTCTTCAGAGACTTAACAAAAGCAGATTTAATTTGAGACTTAGTTGCACATTCAGCAACTTCAAACTCAGTGTCCTGAGAAAGTGCAGTTGCAGACATACCAAAGTATGCATCATATCCAGACTTGGTGATTGTGAAACTTTTCAGTTTCCTCCAATCATTTTGAATTTTCTCATAATCTTTATCAAGTTGAGAATGATACATTTGAACAAATCGACTGAAGTTGCGACTTTCAAGAACACGAATACCAATAAAGTTCATAGAAGTAAACTTATCCTTAAGGTTCCTGAGAAGAACATCAGTAAACTCATGATAACTATGTCCAATTTTGTAGGTAGTTCCAAGTTTACGATCACGAATAAAAGAACTCATAGGATTAATATATCCAGTTCCAAGAAATGGTTTCTTTTCCCACTGGCGTTTGACTTCTTTATGATAAACAAGTTGGTTCGCTTCACCGTCAGTCAAGACAATGCACTGAACTTTCTGCAGTTTATTTTCCTTCTGGAACTTAGGAAGAATCTGATGAAGAGTAATCAGTGCTTCATTCAGAGGAGTGCCAGAAAGACAAAGGCGATTGGGATAAGTATAAGGAGAACTATAAGATCTACCAAAGCAATAAGCAAGACGCCAGATATTCAACATTTGGTGTTCAAGTACACTACCAGAAACTTTACTGGTAAGAATATTCATCATGGCAAAGGTTTCATCAACAACCAAAAGTCCATCTTTCTTTTCATAATGAGGGGTGCGGTCTGCGGCAAGATAACGGTCATTTTCATAATCATATTCACCGCGACGCCACTCACTAGTAAAAGCATATACTTCAAATGGAATAGAGACTTTCTTACAGAACCAAACAAGATTGAAGAGTTGCTTACAAGTATCAATCATCACGTCCGCCATAGAACCACTCCAGTCCAATACAAAAACCAGACCATGATTCTTACCGTCAGGAATCACAGAAACTTTCTTGAACAAGTCTTCATTATATTTGTACGTGTGAAGACGTGTTGTATCAAGAACGCCTGTTCTAGCAGTTGATGCACGAGAATATTGATCCGCTGCCTTACGACACTCAAACTCTTTTACAAGGTAGTTGACTTCTTTCTGAGCAGAAGACTTAAACTTTTTAAACTCAGTATCAGATTCTTTGTAGAGATTTGCAGGAGTATAATTTTGTCTCTCAGCATGTTCGTTATGAATTTTTTGTTGATGAGCAAATGAATCATCAATATCTTTATGAACTTCAGAGTTCTTACCAATCACAGTTTCAAGATTTACTTGAGGAACTTCGATATAAGTATTCTCATATCCATCATTTCCAACAAGATCACGAATCTTGTCTTCCAAAGATTCTGCAGTGCGAACTTCAGGTTCTTCTTTTTCTCCAGAAGATTTTACAGGAGTTTCATCACCTTGAGCGGTTCCACCGTAGGATTCTTCAGACTCTTTTTCAGAAGAGTTATCACTCTCACTTTCTTGCTCAGAAGAAGAGTCATTAGTCTCCACAAAATCACTTGCGGGAGACTGAGAGTTTCCTTGAGTTTCGTGTGAATCAAAGTCAGCAACCTTTTGTTGTTGCTCCTTTTCTTTCTTACAATACTTATAGAGTTCTTCAGCAGCAATCAGAGCATCTGCAAAACTTTCACAAGCACCAATCAAATTGATGATCTCTTGTTCCTCAGGTTTAAAATCCAGATTGATGAAGTTTCCAATCTTGAAATAAAGGTTAGCACGGTCAGCAAGATTGAATGTAGAAATATCATCGTCAGCAACTTGGAAGAAATCCTCCTCGTTCAGTTCTTTGTACCCGTTGAAGAAAGTCTTAGCAAGTCCAGCATACTTGCGTTTCATTAGTTTCTCAATGCGAGCATCCTCAACCACATTCACAAACTGTGGAGGAACTTTTGCAGTCTCGGTCCAGTCTTCGTCGGGAGTGAAGAGAGCGTGTCCAACCTCGTGTCCAACCAAAAGATCATACACAAGATTACTTGCCTTTTCCCACAGAGGCAGAGTCAAAACACGAGTATGAACATTAAAGCAAGCTGTAGAAACCTTTTTATGTTCTACTACAAGGTCTTCAGTGGCAAGCAGTTTGGCAAGTTGGGATTTGATTTCGTGAGAGACTGCCATTGAATTCGTTTCGTATGTAACCACTATAAAACGAAAGGTCGCCTTTTGGGCGACCCATGTGACGCTTTTTGAACTGGGCTAGTCGTGCTTTTGCTTGCCTCAGTGCTTGCGGTTTAAGTTTTCGTTTCTGTTCTTTCTTGGAATGGTGTTTCCAGTTTGGGACTTGCATTGTTCTTGAGTGGTTCAGACTACCATATGCGAAAAACCTTTTACTTTTTCAAACCTTATGACACTTTCAAATTTGTCTTCCATACCAGTCTTATGAGAAATTACAAAAATATTAGCATCTTTGATCACATAACGAATAATTTTAAGAAACTCTTCTGTTCCTGTAGAGTCAAGAGAACTATCAAAAATCTCATCAAGAATCATTAGGTTAGTGTTTACGGAGTTTTTCATTCTTGCAACTTCCCTCCAAGTAAAAAGAAGTGCTAGATCGATTCTCTGTTTTTCTCCTTCACTAAAGGAAGCATAAGAAAAATCTTCGTGAATAGGTGACTGGACGGTTTCGTTAAATTCCTCATCAAGTGTGAAATTGATGTAGAAATCCATCATCTGGAGATAACGGTTAACTTGCTGATTTATCAGCGGTAGATACTTCTTAATGATTTTGGATTTTACTCCACCGTCTTTGAGCAAACTATACGAAAAATCGTAGTAGTTGATTGTGTCTTTTTTAGAAGCGAGTTCGTCGTATGTAGTTTTTAAATTTTCTTTGAAGGATTCTAACTTCTCATGTTCAGAATTTCGGTTTGCAAGGTTCTCGGTAAGAACTTGAATTTCATGTTCAAGACTTCGGATTTGTCTTTGTAATCCGTTAATCTTAATATTGTTTTGAGAAATGCCATTCGTTAGTTTTGAGATCTCCTTCGATAGAGCGGTGAATTGACGCTCTCGCTCTTCTTCCTCTTTAATTGCCTCCTCTAGTTCTTTATAACCAGATTGCAACTCCTTTGCTTTAGATTGAGCGTCGTTAATTCTATTTATTCTGAAGGTCTCTTCGATAGATTGGGTACAGGTAGGACAAACCGTATTCTCAGTAAAGAATTTATGTTCTTTAGTAATTGCCGATACCTTTTGGGAGATCTTACCTTTTAGATTTCCCAACTTACGAAGTTTATCTGCATATCCAACCAACTTATCTTGTTCTCGAATATACTCATAAAGAGGTTCTTCTAAAGCACTATTCTCATTCATATATTGTTGGATTTCTTTATCCAAATCGAAAATTTTCCGACTACTATTATCAATACTTTCTTTTCCGCGATTCTCAAGTTCTTCAATGAACTCTTGTTGCATTTTAACCTTATCAAGAAGAGATTCTTTCTTCAGTTCATAAACTTTGATTTCTTCTTTTGTTTGACGAATCTTTTCTTTGATTACCGTATTCATTGAAGAAAAAATCTTGATGTCAAGAAGATCTTCAATTACCTCCCTACGGTGAGCAGCAGAAAGTTGCATAAAAGGAACAAAAGTACTAGAACCCAGAATTACAATCTGAGTGAAAGACTTATAGTTCATTTTAAGAACATTTTGTTCCAACCATTTCTGTTGATCTAGTGCAGCTGCAGATTGATCAAGAGAAGTATCGTTTCTCCAGATTTCAAAAAGTGCAGGTTTAATTCCCCTTACAACTTTCCAATCAGTATTTCCAATAGAAAACTCAACTTCAACTCTACAGTCTTTTTCATTTACAGAGTTAATAAGTTGAGGTTTATTAATTTTGCGAAATGGTTTTCCAAACAAAGAAAAAGTAAGGGCATCCAAAACAGTACTCTTACCTGCACCGTTTGTACCAACAATTAAATTAGTCTTATTCTTTGTAAAGTCAACTTCGGTATATTGATTACCAGTGCTTAGAAAGTTTTTCCAACGGATTGTTTTAAATAAAATCATGATCAGTGTTTGGAGGAATTACGATGTCATCTGGTGTAATAATTGTATATTGATATCCATGAAGTTCGCAAGTTTTTATCATCACTTCATCTTCAATTTCAATCACATGCATTTCTGGATAGTCATCTTCTTCTAACATCATGGCATATCGAACAGCATCATCCTCTTCTTCAAATAGATAAAGAATATGTTCTCCTTCATCGTCTACTACGGAATATGCACCTTCAGTCTCTCTACCATTGATTGTTAGAATAAACATTTAAACTAATTCACAAGCTTCTTGATATATTTCTTGCATCATTTTTTGAATGATAGATTTATCAAGACTAATTTCTGCCTCCTCAATATATCTATTCAAGATAGAAATAGTATCCTCACTTTCAAATGCTTCAAACTCTTGAGGTTCTTGAATATCAAAGTTTTCAATAATCTTCAGTTCCGCAATATTAGAAGCATAAAGTTTATCAATAAACTTCTCAAACTTTTTAGTGTCAGATTTTTTACGAACAACAACTTTTACAATCTTGTTCTCATACTCACGAGTATCAAATGTTTGATAGTTAGTGTCCTCATAATAAATGTTATAGAACATTTTATAAGGATTATTTACATGTTCATGTGTTATTGTTTCAGTATCAAAAATTGTAAATCCACGAGTATCTCCTACATCAGTCCAGTAAATCTCATAAGGATTTCCTAAGTAGAAGACTGTTCCGTCAGTTGATCTAGTGTGATAGTGTCCCGAGTAGACCCTAGAGAACTTACCAAATAGTTTGCTCTCCAAACCATGCTCCATGATGATTTGTCGATTAACTCTAAATCCTTGGAGTTCAAGGTGCCCCATCGCGCACGGGCAAGTTGTCTTTTGAATAAGTTTGAGAGTTTTTTCCTCATTTTCTTGATTAATCCATGGAATAAAAAGAGTTGGTAGTTGTCCCAACATCACTTCGGTTGGTTCTGAATATACGGTTACATTATCATACTCACGAAGAAGCAAATCAACTGCATTTACATTATTAGTATTCTTGTAATATGCAGTATGATTCCCAACAATCGTATGGACTTTTAAACCCATCTCATGAAGACGGTCATAATAATTATTTTTAGCCCAAGATAGTGCAGAAAAATCAATTCCTTTACGACTATCAAAAGTATCTCCCATATCTACAACAGTAGTAATCCCATACTCTTCGAGCGTTGGGAAAAATACATTATTATAGAAGTTTAGAAAATAATCATGAAAGAGTTTAGAATTCTTTCTTGCTCCAAAATGCTGGTCGGTAATGATAGCGACTTTCATTCAATAACGAAGTTTAGAGTGTACACCGTCTTTGATACTATTATAGTCGGAATAGTTGCCACCGTCAACAGTGTTGTCGTCTGTAAACACTTCAGAGAATCCAGAACGCTCAAGAATTTTATTTTTGATTTCCAATTGACGCTTCTCTCTTTGGATACGACGAAGGAATGCGTAGTGAATAATTTGGGTGAAGTATGCAAAAGGATTTTGTGACTTCTCAGGATTGAAGTTATGAATGTACTGAACACAGTTTTCAATACCGTCAGAAATCATATCTTCCTTGAACATGTAGTTCACGAAATTTGGTTTGAAGGAAAGATGATTGGCAATCTTCAAGAAACACTCTCCAATGTAGCGAGGAATGGGAGGTTTTGGTTTTCCTTGAATTAATGCAATTTCTTTATCTTCACGATACTTAATTAGAGCAGCAAGAAACTCTTTGTTATTAACGTAATGCTCTGACCTCTTTCTTTTGGTCATAACTGCTGTGGTTATCATAAGTTTTTATCATTATTATGTATAGATTATACCACTTATGTAAATGCTTGACAAGGTATTCGAAAGTGTGTACAATTACCTTTGTGGAGGTTGAAAAGATTAGTTTTAGCTATTTTTATAAAGCTTCTCTAAGATCTCTTTAGCATCATTAACATTAGATATGTATCCCATTCTACGATTGATTTTGGAATGATTTGTTCCATCCTTGTTGGACTGACGAACATAAGTTTGATACATCATAATCATTTCAATATCAGAAGATTCCGATAGAGTGAGAACATCTTCCAGATTAATTATAAACATATCTTCCTTTGTTGTTTTAAGCCAAGGTTCTATTTTATATCCAACTACTCCTGATCTTCCTTTCATTTCATTTATTACAATAGGATTTGAAATAATCAACATAGTTCTGTCTTCTTCTTCTGAAGCAGCTACTTTAGCAAATATTTCTTCACCTGTTTTAAGTTTTATTGTTGCATAAAAGTCTTCTTCAATTCCCATTTTTCTTTAGTTGTATAGTGATTATTTCATAGTTAAAGTTTTCTTCATTATAAATTTTAATTCTTTCTATTAAGTGATTCAGAGTATAATTTTTTCTTGAGTTATAAGTACAATCATCAGAAATGTCATAAAGTACAGCTTTTGTTTTATTTTTTCCTTTTCTAAGAACTCTTCCTATAGATTGGAGATTTCTAATTCTTGATTTACTTGGAGATGCGAAGACAACATTATGAAGATTTTTGATGTTGATACCAGTGGAAAAAGTTCCGTAGGATGCTACAATAATTGCATTGTTTTCTCTTTCGGTTATTTCTCTAACCAATTCTCTTTCTTCAGTATCAACTCCACCATGGATGAAAAATACTTTACGATCATCTCGCTTAGTTGTATTTATCTTCTCATATAAAACTGCCCCATGAGCTTCTACTCTTGAGAATAGAACCAAAGTGTTTCCTTTTAAATCCAAAGAAAGATTTGTGATAAATTTATTTCTTTGGTCATGTGATATTAGATATTGAATCTCATCTTCATAAGTTTCAAACTTTTGAGCTGAGTGTTTAAGAACTAAACACCTAATATCTAATTGTGAGATGTGACCTTGTTCCATTAACTCATAAGTTCTTGTTACCTTATAAGATGGTCCAAATAATCCCTCAAGAACCCACTTGTGAGTTTGAGTTCCATCAAGAGTTCCAGTAAAACCAAATCTATGTTTTGCATGATGAAGTTTAGTCATGATCTCAATCAGAGATTTACTCTTAAATAGATGAGCTTCATCTCCTATAACTACACCATAACCTTCGAAGAATGAACGTTCTAGTTTATATACAGATTGCCATGTCGTAATCGTAACAGAATGTTCATTTGTTTTTTCTCTACCAGAATAGATACGGTGACAATATGACCCAGCATCCCAACCATAATCTTCAAAATCCTTGTACATCTGCTCTACAAGAGATGTCGTTGGAACAACTAAAAGAATTTTTTGTCCTTTATCTACATAATACCTTACAAGGGAGTAAATCATTAAGGATTTACCTGAGGCTGTGGGTGATATCAATAATTTTCTATTATGTCTTAGAGCATCGTATACTCCCTCCACTTGATA